CTGCCTGTATCGCAGCACTAGCTATGGCACGCAAGTACGCACGAGATAACCGAGGCAGGTTTGCCTCTAGAGGCGGCGGCGCCACTGCTCGTGGCGGACGGCTGAAGACTGCCAGCGGCAAGAAGCGTGCAACGCAGACCATGCAGGCATCGGCTGCACCTAAGGGCACCATCGGTAAGCCGAAGGGGCTAAAGCCAGGGGCGATTAAGGCGAAGGCTACTAGAAAGCCTGCTGTAACCACATCAAAACTTGGAGCACGCCTAAATCCCGCCAAGAAAGCCGATCGTCGTGCAAAGCAAGATTTTAATAAGGCTTACAATCGTGAAAATAGAATTAGAGCATCTTTGTTTTCAGGAAACAAAACACAAGCGCAAAAAGAAGCCATAACTAAGGAGCTTAACAAAGCGAGCAATCTTACCGCATCAAAGCTGCAGCAAAGAAGAGAGGTTAGAGCGCAGTTTCCAGTTCAAGCTAAAGACAAGTTATTAAAAGCCTCTAAAGCGCCTATGTCCGGCGCAATTAGCAAAAACAAAGATGTTAGAAACACTGTCAACCGCAAAGCTGCATTTGTCCGCCGAGTCACCAGAGCTGGCGCGCTGCCTTCGAATAATCAAAGTAGGAAAGGGCGTCAAACAGCAAGAACTCGCGCAAAGGCACTTGCTACTTATCAAGGTGCCCGCCGCCCAGAGATTTCTGATGCGACTGTTGGGTTTTTGAGTAGTGCTCGTAGGTCTCCAGCATTCAAGCCCATGGCTTCTCGCCTGGCCGCTCCATCGAAAGCAGCTCAACGCTCTGGTAAGGCGCTAGCAAACAAAGCTGCTGGTACCGCAAGAGATAGGTTTGGCCGTCGAACTATGAACCCTGCAAAAGGGACTAAAAAAGCACGCACGGCAACCAGGGCGCTTGAGTTTTACAAGAATCCAAAAGCAACGGCAGAAAAAGTTTTGCAAAACCAAGGAAAAGCCGGAAAGCGTACGCGAGGCTTCCGCTTACCTCGTGGGATGCGCTAAGCTCCAACCGACACCACGTCACACCATGGAAGACTTCCTTGCTGCAGTCGCTCAGGCTATGAACGACTCTGAGCTGTCAGCCGCTGAACTGATCGGCTGCCTTGAAATCGTTAAGGCTGAGCTGCTTGAAACTATTTTCGAGGATGCTGATGAAGCCTGAAGTCACCGCTGTCGGCAGGTTGCTTAAACCCAAAGGCGACGAGCCGCGCATTCTGCATAGGATCGCTGTTCAGCCTGATGGCAGCGCCAAGACAACTGTCCGCAAGGTTTTGTGAGCATCGTCAGCGGCATCTGCGAACCAGTGCCGCTGCTTGCATTTATGCAGCAGCAGACGCCAGAGGACACAGGCGATCTGGTTGCCCGAATCCGAGCTGACCTGCATCCCGGACAACTTGCGTTTGTGGATGACACCGCAACGCAGATCCTCGGTATCAGTGCGGGCTACGGCGCGGGCAAGACACGGGCACTATGCGCTAAAGCCGTGATGCTGGCAGCAGTCAATCAGGGCTTTATCGGCTGCGTGATGGAGCCGACCGGACCGCTGATCCGGGACATCTGGCAGACAGACTTTGAGGCATTTCTAGAGGCGTATGACATCCCGTACACCTTTCGCGCTAGCCCGCTGCCGGAGTACATGCTGCACCTGCCGGGCGGTGATACCAAGATCCTGTGCCGCAGCTTTGAGAACTGGAGCCGCATCATCGGCTTGAACCTTGCCTGGGTTTTGGCTGACGAGATCGATACGGTGACGCCAAGCATTGCCAATAAGGCATTCCCGAAGATCCTTGGCCGTTTGCGCTCCGGCAATGTTCGGCAGTTTGGCGCGGCATCGACGCCTGAAGGGTTTCGGTGGATGTGGAACACATTCGGCAGTGATGAGGCCAAAGCCAGGCCAGACCGGCATCTAATCAAGATGCGCACGGCGGACAACCCGCACCTGCCGCCGGACTTCATCGAGCGGCTGGAAGCCAACTACGACCCAAGCCTGCTGCGTGCGTACCTCGACGGCGAGTTCGTCAACCTGACAACCGGGCAGGTGTATGACAGGTTCGATCGAGCAAAGCATGTCACAGCCACAGTGCCGGACATCAGCCGCGAACCGGTGCGTGTTGGCATTGACTTCAACGTGGGCAACATGTCTGCGGTCATCGCCGTGCGGCTTGGCAGTGGCCTGCTGGTGATTGACGAGATTGCCGGTGCGCATGACACCGACGCGCTGGCGCAAGAGATCCGCAGGCGGCACCCACAGCAGCAGGTGTACATCTACCCAGACGCGAGCGGTGGTAGCCGCAGCACCAACGCAAGCCAGACCGACATACAGATCTTGGAGTCCTATGGCATGTCGAACCAGTCACCACGGAGCAACCCGCCAGTACGTGATCGGGTGGCTGCTGTTCAGGCTTTGCTGGAAAACGGCAAAGGGCAGGTCAGGCTGCAGGTAGCGCAAGGCTGCCGTCGCGTGATCGAATGCCTGGAGCTGCAGTGCTACAGCGACAAGGGCGAACCGGACAAGGACGCTGGGTTTGACCACATGAACGACGCGCTTGGGTATCTGGTGTGGCGTGAGTTCAACCCGCTGCACGCTGGCGCTGGCCGAGGCACAGGCGTCAGGCTCTACTAGGGTTGACCACGGCGGCGCTAGGTGGTATCTTGTGCTCACGGCCGCCGAGGCCGACCCTTTACCATTCCAACCATGATCAACAATCGTTTCATGAATGCCGTTGCAGCAATCGTGCTGCTGGCAATGGTGTACGTCGCTGGTCAGGACAGCGGCTACAAGGCACATCACAACCACCCCGCGTGCCATCAGAACCTGAAACCTTAGACTGACGGCACTGTTAATGGCGGTGCCGCTGTGTATACCGGCTTTAATTTTTATGACCGGCCGCTTGCGCAGCGCACCGTCTCCAAAGTCAACGACCCCAATACGTCTTGGTACGCCCAAGAGCCGCATTGGATCCTGATTGAAGATCTACTGCAAGGCACCTATGGGATGCGTAAAAAGCATCGCCGGTATCTGCCGCAGGAGCCACGCGAGCTAGACGAGTCCTACGACAACCGCCTAGCCCGTAGCGTATGCCCGCCGTATTACATACGCCTTGAGCGGATGCTGGCCGGGATGCTAACCCGCAAGCCGGTGCGGTTGGATGACACCGCCGACGCGATCCGCGAGCAACTGTTCGACGTAGACCTGCAAGGCAATGACCTCAATGTTTGGACCTATGAAGCAGCGCGCAAAATGGTCAGGTATGGCCACATTGGTACATTGGTGGATGCACCAGCTAATGGGGGTAGACCCTATTGGGTGACCTACACACCTCGGCAGATCCTTGGCTGGCGCACCGAGACGCAAGAAGGCAGGCAGGTGCTGACCCAGTTGCGGCTGGCTGAGGTGGTCACCGTCCCTGATGGTGAGTTTGGCGAGAAGGCAGTCGAGCAGATCCGTGTCTTGACGCCTGGTGAGTACCGCATCCACCGCAAGCAAGACAGCGGTGAGTTCACCGTCGTCGATGAAGGCCGCACCAGCCTTAGCGAGATCCCGTTCACGATCGCCTATGCGCAGCGGCATGGCTTCATGGAGTCACGCCCACCGCTTGAGGACATTGCAGAGCTGAACCTCAAGACCTATCAGGTGCAGTCGGACCTTGACAACCAACTGCACATTTCAGCCGTGCCGATGCTGGCGTTTTATGGCTTCCCGTCCAGCGCCGAAGAGGTATCAGCAGGGCCTGGCGAGGCGATTGCATTCCCAGCCGAAGGCCGCGCCGAGTACATCGAGCCTGCTGGCCGCAGCTTTGAAGCGCAGTTCCGCAGGCTTGAGCAGCTTGCGTTGCAGATCAACGAGCTAGGCCTGTCGGCCGTGCTGGGCCAGAAGCTGAGCGCTGAGACCGCCGAGGCCAAGCGCATCGACCGCAGCCAAGGCGACAGCACCATGATGGTCATTGCGCAGAATATGCAGGACATGATCGACAACTGCCTGCAGTGGCACGCGCAGTACCTCGGCAATGCAACCGCTGCCGGTAGCGCTTACGTCAACCGCGACTTCCTTGGCGCACGCCTTGAGCCGCAGGACATCCAGGCTCTGCTGTCGTTGTACACCGCTGGCACCATCAGCCAAGAAACGCTGCTGACCGAACTTGCCGAAGGCGATGTGCTGGGCGATAACTTTGACGTAGACGAGGAGCTGGAGGCCACATCCAATGCGGGGCTTGATCTACCGTCTGCTGGACAGGCTGACAGACTGGCTAGTGGACCTGATGATCTGGATGGAGCCGAAGAAGCCCAGGAAGCAGGAGCTTGATTACACCATGTGCAAACTGCCAGATGAAGTGCTGGCGGTGATACGACTGACGTGGTACAAAGACGGCAAAGCCGATGAAGTGGACGAGCTGCGCATTATGGAAGACGGCCAGAACGGTTACGACGCCTTCGCTGCAGCGGTGCAGGGTGCATTAAAGCGCGGCGCTAATGTCAGCATCCGGTCTGAATACAAACCACAAGACCTGGGCATTGTCTGATGGAAGCGTTATACCGCAATGCCATTGACCTGAACCGCTTTAGCAATAGCGTTGCGCGGCGGATCATCAATGCTTACAACGACATCATCATCGACAGCGTTAACCAACTGCGCACGATCGACGACCTAGCCGCACCGGTCAAGGCTGCTAGGTTGCGGGCAATCCTTGCGCAGCTAAAGGACAGCCTTAGCACCTGGGCAGGCGACAGCACCGAGCTGACTGCCAGGGAACTGCAGGGCATCGCTGAGCTGCAGTCTGAGTTCGTGGCAGATCAGCTACGCAAGGCGCTACCGGCTGGCGCTCGTGACGCCGTAAACACCGTAGAGATCAGCCCGCAATTTGCGCAATCGGTCGTCACAACCGACCCGACGCAGCTCAATGTGGTGGCGCTATCCGACGACCTGTTCGCTGCTGTGCAAGGTGCACCAGCAACGTTCAGCCTTACCGCTGCTCAAGGTGCCACAATTACGCTGCCCAATGGCGAGGTGGTCAGCAAAGCATTCCGTGGCATCGCCGTTGACCAGGCAGAGCGGTTCAGTCAGGTGGTGCGGCAGGGGCTGTTAACCGGTGAACCGACACCGGCCATCGCCAAGCGGTTGATCGGCAGCCTTGAGTTTGGCGAGCGTGCGCGTAACGTGCGGCAGCTTGTCGCGGCAGGTGGGCAGGCAACAGCAGTGGCCGACAATCAGATCGTCACCCTGGTGCGCACCAGTATTAACCAGGTGGCCAACAGCGCCAGCCAGCAGGTGTATGAGGCCAATCAAGACATCACCAAGAAATACAGGTACGTCGCCACGCTCGACACACGCACCAGTGCAATCTGCCGAGCGCTTGACGGTCAAGAATTTCCATATGGCAGGGGCCCGACACCACCGCAGCACTTCAACTGCCGCTCGACCACAGTGCCGGTTATTGACTACGACGAACTAGGGTTTACGCCGCCACCAGCAGGCACCCGCGCTAGCCAGGGGGGACAGGTGCCTGCAAATGAATCCTACGGCCAGTGGTTAAAGGAGAAACAAAAAGGCGAGACCGATGCCGACTTGCTGCAGCGTCAGGCAATGGCGTTAGGAGCCGGTAAGGTTCAGTATTTTAGAAGGCTGTCAGAAAAGTACGGACCGCAGAACGCGCTAGCCAAGCTGGTACGTGACGACGGGTCAGAGCTAACCTTGGAACATCTACGCGCTCGGTACGGTGCCCCTGAAAAAAGGTAGTTCACAGAAGACCATTTCAGCCAACATCAAGGCTGAGATGAAAGCTGGCAAGCCGCAAAAGCAAGCTGTCGCCATCGCCCTGTCCAAAGCTGGCAAATCCCGCAAGCCAAAGGGCAAGAAGTGATGGCAAAGAAACCTGGTCTCTACGCCAACATCCGCGCCAAGCGCGAGCGGATTGAATCTGGCAGCGACGAACGCATGGCGCGCAAAGGCGAGAAGGGCCGTCCAACGGCTGCCGCATTTAAGGCAGCCGCTAAGACTGCCAAAAAGCGAAAACCCAAGAAATGATCACCTATCGCGGCGAGCAGTTTGAGGGGTACAACAAGCCCAAGCGCACGCCAAACCACCCGACCAAATCCCATGTAGTGCTGGCCAAAGAAGGCGACACCGTCAAGCTGATCAGGTTCGGTCAGCAGGGCGTGTCTGGCTCACCAGCACGAAAAGGAGAATCGGCAGCAGACAAAGCCAGACGGGCATCATTCAAGGCTCGCCATGCGGCCAATATCGCCAAGGGTAAGCTCAGCGCTGCGTTCTGGGCGGATAAGGCGAAGTGGTGACACGCTCCTGCGCGTGAATCCAATCCTTTAGCTCAGCCACATACCACCGCAGGTCTTGTGCCTTGGCGGCGTGCCATCCGTTGCCGGTGCTGCGGTACAGCTCCTCATGCCGGTCCACTGCATCAAGGCACTGCTTAATCAGCGGGTTCCACGGTTCCCGCACAGGTGTGTCCCATTCACGCTTTGACACGATCACACCGCGCCATTACGATGGCAGCGTAATTAAGCCTGCGGCTTATCCATGTCTGATGAAACACAAACCCCAGAGCCTGCGGCTACTGAGGTTGACTTGCAACGCAGTGTTGAAGCACTGGAGCGCAAAAACCAGGAGCTGATTGCTGAGCTGCGCGCAGCAAAATCCAAAGCACCCAAGCTGCCTGATGGCGTCAATGTCGATGAGCTGCTTGAGTTCAAGCGCAACCACGAACAGCAGCAGCTCGAATCTCAAGGCAAATACCAAGAGGCACGGCAAGCCCTAGAGGTGCAGTTCCGCGAGGCAACAGCAGAAAAGGACAAGCGCATTGCAGAGCTTGAATCACGCGTGCGTGAGCTGGAGCTTGTCACACCAGCGGTAACGGCATTGGCCGACATCGTGCACGACCCGGACATGGTGCTAAAGACCAAGCTGAGCGCCGATCAGATCGAGCGCGACCCTGATGGCACTGTCGTGGTGGTCGATGGCTACCAGCGCACACCCGTTAGCGAATGGGCTAAGACGCTGCCAAGCTGGATGCAAAAGCAACCCAAGCCGCAGGGTAGCGGTGCACCATCAGCAGGCGCCAGTTCAGGTGGTGTGCCTGCTGGGATGATCAATCCGTTCAACAGGGATACATTCAACTTGACCGAACAGGCACGGCTGTTTCGTACAGACCGCGACCTGTATGACCGCATGAAAGCAACAGCTAACCGCTAAGCTATTTGCAACCGGCTGCGCTGGTGCATTGGGCTGCGCCCACACCGTAAACCATTCCCCCGAGATGAATCATGGCGACTCTTCGCTCTGACATCATCATCCCAGA